AATGGCAAATAGCATCAATGTAGTTACATTTTTCTTCTGCAACAATCTTTTCTACTTCCAGTGCAAATTTGGAAGGAGTTAGAAACTTATCCTCTATTGCCTGTTCTAATTCCTTGTTAGGTTCCATACTGCTCAAGTTTATCTCCAACAAATTTTCTAATATATTGGACGAGTAATTTAAGGTATTTTGCTTTGTCGTATTCTTCATAAACTACACATTCTCCGTCTTCACAGGACATAATGATAACAAATTTTTTGACTGATACCCCAGTCAGTTCGTAGTACATTGCAGCATAAGCACAACACTGAACGAAATAATGATCAATCCACTCGCGTGGTTTGGGTTTCTTAGAAGTTTTAAAGTCGATAATTGCTAATTCGCCGTTGTATTCTGCAATACAATCAACGGTTCCTGCAATACCTAATTGCTTACTATATAGGGACCCTTCAAGGGAGTGAATATTATCAATATTCTTAAGAGAACTCTTAGAAATATTAAATAGAAACTCTGAGATTGGAAGAATATCTGTAGGAAGATCTTGATTTTTCAGAAAATACTCAGTAAGAGTATGAGTATCCGTACCACGACTTGTTGCAAGTTTTGTGATACGATCTGCTTCTACATCTCCAACCCTCTTGCGCCACTTCACAAAGATTTCTTTATTGAAATGACTTGTAACAGAAGTAATAGAAACTAGTTTGAGTAGTTCTTCATCATCAGGCACAAAGTAATACCGTGTACCGTCAATTGTAGTCCTTTCAAGTTTCGGGAGAGTCACATCAACATGATTGAACATTAAAATCCTTCTTCAATTTTAGCAATAAGATACTGACGAACTAATCCAGAACGGACAATATCATCGACACCAAACTCTATTATATCAAAAGAAGGCATTTTACGCAAGACACTCATAAAATCAACAATTCCATTCTTCTCACTTGTTTTTACAAGATCTGATTGAGTAGCATCTCCACAGAACATAATCTTACAATTTTCACCAACACGAGTAATAATAGAATCTAATTCGTGAAAATTAAGGTTAGCAAACTCATCTACGAGTACAATACAATTATCCAAAGTAACCCCACGAAGAAATGAGGTGCTCCAGAACTTAATCGTCTCCTGTGCTTTAAGATTACCATAAAGCATCTCAAAGTCAACATCAGAAGGCATCTGGAACATATACTTAACCATATTCTTATAGGGAATCTGGTAGATATCTGCCTTATCATCGTGAGATCCGGGAAGAAACCCAATTTCCCTTGTAGGAACTAATGATCTTACAATATAAACTTTCTCATAAGGAGTTCTTTCATCTAAAACATCATGAAGAGCATTGTAGAGAGTGATGAAAGTCTTACCAGTTCCTGCACATCCATATGCGACAAGATGCTTGCCTTCTGCGTATGCATCAAAAAGTTTTCTTTGATTGTCTGTAAGTGGTTCAATATCTAATAGATACTCATTCCCAAGTGCTTTCTTTTTCTTTGTCTGTCGTGCTGTAAGATCAACACCATTTTGCTGATCGTTCGTCCTTTTTCTTCTTGCCATATTAGGTAGGTTAGATTTTCTTTACTCTTGACCCAGGAGCCTTGCTGGCTTTGCCGAGTACATCGTTCCATCCAGGATTGCGACTGATGAGTTTATCTTTCCACTCACCAACTTCTCCTGGACTTGCGGATCCCTGACTCCAATCTCTGGACCACTGAGGATTGTCCTGATACCATTGAGTAATATCATGAACACTCATTTCAATTACTTTTTTCTCACCGGTATCTTTGCTTATAATCGGATAAATTGCCATTGTTTATAATAATGTGTATGATTATTTAGATTATGGACTCAACCTCGCACGATGAAGTCTCTTCTCTTCATAATAACTAAAGATTTCAGGAACCCATTGTTTGATTACAGGAACCATACCTTCACAGAGTGCCTGAATTTCGAGTTGGGCATCCATCTTTGCACGAAGATCCAAAAAGTGTAGTGCAGCACGAAGTGAGAATGTAACTACAAAGTTTTGGCGGATATTCTGCGGAAGATAATCTCGAAGATGCTCTTCAGCCATACCACGAGTATTAAATACTTCTGCATACCTCTCAGATGCTGCCAGACAGAACTTTAACTGCCTTTCATAATCTTCCTGCTTCCATTCATACTTGTGCCCTTTACGGTCAAGGTAGAGACCTTCTGGACGCACATAATAAACTTCTTGTGGTCTCAGTTCACCTTTAGCAACCTTTAATACACGACGACCAGTATAACGTTGAGATTGAACATCAAAAGATACACCAACACGATGAGTTCGTGCCTGAACCATTACATTATGAACAAATCCGACACAATCAAAGGTAATCGCAGGGTGCTCTAATGGTCCCCAGTGCCCACGCTCATTTGCAAGTAGTTGCTCAATAACCCATTTACCACATTCCGTTTCTCCAGGTGGTATCACCGTATGAATAGGTTCCTCCGAGTAATCATTCTTACCACCTTGCCATACCAAAGTTTGTGGAAGTTGTGTCTGCCGAAGCATCACGACTTTCATATTTTGGTCCAATTCAAGTAGATCTTTTGATTTAATGGGTTTCATTTCTTTCCAAATCCTTTTGAGTATTTTGCTTCGATTTGTGCAAGTTCTTCTTTGACAACTCGTAATTGTGCTTTCATTTCTTTGAGTTGATCATCAGAATACAAATGATCCTGTTTTGTAAGTTTCTCAAGTATCCTTACCAATTGTTTTGCCCTTTTAGTCATCGTCATCCTCGAATACTTCATCATAATCTACTTCTCTTGGTTTAATATCATCATATCGGTATGATGGTACATCAGAATAAATTTCCGTTTTTAAAGAATCCACAAGGAGTTCCAAATTACGAACGATAAGTTTTACTTTTTCCTTATCCATAGGTTGAAATTGTTTCAATTCATTTTAGCATAAAAAAAGGAGAGGATCAACCCCCCCCCCAGAATATTGGCACATTACAATTAGTTTTATTTGCCAGGACCGAACTTGACTCCGAGTGCTTTGTTGCGTGTAGCATCAGACTGTCTTGCCGTAGCAAGTTTCTTAGCAGCATTCGCGGCATCGGATTGCTTATAAGCACCAGCAAATAAAGATCTACCAATTCTTTCTAATGGATTGGAAGAAGTTTGTGCCAGACTCTTAGTATCCGATCTCTTATAAACTGCTTGACCACCCTTATATGCAAGATTGCCAACTTCTTGCTTTCCACCAGGTCCAGTAATAACAGAAGTTTTACCTAATTGAGCGGTTTTTCTTTGTGGACCCGTACCAGTTGTAATGGTATTCTTTTTGGTATCGAAAGTAGTTTTACCACCAATGCCTTTGATTGCTCCACCCGACTGACCTTGACGATTAGTTGTTGCAATTGCTTTTCTTTCTTTTGCATTCGCACCAGCGGCAACATCAAATGCCTTAGATGCTGCCATCGCACCACCTGTAGCACCAGCAAATGTTCCAACTGGTCCAGCAGCAGTTCCAGCGGCACCACCAGCGGCACCACCAGCGGCAACTACGGCACCTTTTGCCAATGATCTTAACCATCCAGAACCTTTTGATCTTTCATCGGCAACATCAAGAGCAGCAGAAGCAGGTCCAATAAGTTTTCCAGCACCCCTAAGAATACCTTTTCCTACAGATTTTGTTGCTGTTTTGGCAGCCGTCTTTTCTGCTTCCTTAGCAACAGATTTTTCTACTTGTTTGGCGGCAGAAGAGGATGCAGTAGAAGCGGAAGATGGTGCTGGAGTGACGATTGCTTTTCCGCCTGGACCACTTCCAGCCTCTGCTGCTGCTTTCTTTGCTTCTGCAGATGCCCTTCTCGCATTAGTTGAAGAAAGTGCTGGTGGTTTTCCTACAGAAGAAGAAGGTTTAGTAGGTGTAGAAGCAGGAGGTTTGGGTGTGGCAGGAGGTTTATTTGCAGCATCCTGGGCCCCCCTTATCATAGCATCTGGAATATTTGGATTCCTACCAGTACGAAGTGCTAATGGAGCACCTCTTGGACTGGGAGGTAATGCTTTTGTGGGTGATGAGGATGGTGTAGAACCCGTTGATCCCCCCCTCACATCTGGTCCAGAAACATTAGTAGTAGTTCCCTGTCGTCTAAATTGTGTCGTAGAATCCGCAGCAGCACCTGTTGGACCCCTCTGTGCTTTTCTTGCCGCCGCCTCAGCCTCTCTAGCGTTTATTTTTTGCATTTCTTGTTCATATGTTGGTCCACCAGGTTTTCTTTGCTTCATTGGTCTACCCGTAGGTTCTTCACTAAAATATGATTCTTGCAAAAATTGATTAAACGATTTCATTTTTTTTCGTCTTTTTAGTTATTTATAAAATCCTGTACAAACAAAAAAATACCGGAAAATTTTTCCCAGTATTTTTGAAATCATTTTCTCTTTTTGGTTTGAGGTGGTTTATATCCCCAGAGTCTAGGACTTACTTTACCATCAGTCCATTCAATAGATTTAAGACAGTTGCCAAATTTATCATAGTACATATCAAAAATACCAACTTTCCTACTCGTTTTGATAATATCATAAAATATATTACCATCAATTTCATAGGTAACTAGATGCGAATCAAGAGGAAGTTGGTTATTCTTTGCGTCCTTTTGCGTACACTGTTCATGTAAAATTTCACATCCATAGTGAGATCTAGAAGATTCTCTTTCTTGATTGGACCAAACTTCAGATTTATTCTCTTTAGTGGATGTTTTTTCTTGTTCTGCCGCCATTGTATTAGTTTTGCTTATATTTTCCAAATTTATTCCTCATAATTAAAAAATTAAATTTATCCTCGATTTCCCCATTGAATATCAGGGTATGCCTCTGTAACTATTTCTTTAGTAATCTTATACTTGGTATCAAGTTTCTTATCTTTTACAAGAATTAGAATTTCTGCTTCTAGTGGATGAAGACCCTGAAGAATATTGATAAACATACTTTCCCTACGAAGAGAACTTAGATTGTCATTACCACCTTTTATAAAGTTATAAAACTTTTGATACTCTTTACGAATTGATGATCTTCCCTGATCTTGAGAACCAAGAGAATTCGATCCCATCTCACCCATTTTACTTACAGCATCTTCAATCTTTCCAGAAAGAGTTCCACTGAAAGAATTTTGCTCACTTGTTGCTGCGTAAGGAACTTCCCCTGGAGGAAGAACTGAAGCAATACTTTCATCAAAATTCCAAATAAACAATGCCTTCAAGGAAGGATGATCATATTTTTTAAGAACTTCAATCTTTTTCACATTTGAACGCTGTTTTGATACAAGATTCAAAACTTCATATGAAAATGGATTTACTGGAAGTTCTTCAATTACTGCAGGTTCTTTTGCTACTACAGTTTTTGGTTTAATCGTCGTCTTCTTCTGTGTCGTCGTAGTCATGATAGTTTTCAAAATTAAATGCTATGACCTCATCTGGAATCAAGTTTCCTTGATTATCGAACATTTCGGGATGAGGTCTTGGAATCTCCCGATAGTTCATCATATACTCTCTGGCCACCCAACCACCTATAAGTCCCACTATAAGAAATAAAACGGTTAAAAATGAACCGAATACTAGACTGATTGCTAACATTTCTTTTCTCCGGGAAATTACTGATCTTTTTTCCTTAATTTGAAGGAAAATTCAAAATAGATGGTTACTTCCCGTTTTAGAAAGCAAATCATCTTTTCAAAAATGATATGAAATGGATAGGTCTGCTTTCTTTTTCCTCCTGAGAGAATCAATTCGACACCACGGTTCATGCCATGATTGCCATCTTTATTTAGGTTCTTATCTAACAACTTGTTTTTCTTTTAAAAATTTAACTGTATCCACACATCCACCAAGTTTTTGATCATCACAAAGAACTTGTGGAAAAGTAGAACCTTCACCAAATTCAGAATAGAATTCTTCCCTAGTAAAGTCTTCTCCCAAATTATACACCACAAACCTATTTCCTGTCAACTCAAGAATAGTTTTAACTTTATAGCAATATGGGCAATTTTCTTTTGAATAGATTGTGAAATTCATATTATCTTCCTATTTAATTGAACATGTATTTTCTAACATCAGTAACATCAGAAATATTTTTCATTTTATTTACTATTTCTTGATCAATTAGATCTGGATGATACCACCAATCCTCAAATGGGCAGAAATCATTAGCAGAAATGTTCGTTACAATGAGTTTATATCCCTTTGATTCCAAATATTCTCTCGACTTATTCATATAAGAATTAGTCATATCTACATAATGATCATGCTCATAAGTAATAATACCAAATTTATATTTTTCAAATGGAATCATAAGAAGAATTTCAAAAGTTGTTTTTGATGGTTCACAATCAATTTGCAAATAATCAAAAATATTTCCTCGATTAAATTCATCTAACAAATATGTATAATTAATTGTAGTGGCATCCTGACAAACAATATTATTTTTTCTTTGTTGCCTGAACATATTACAAAGATCTTCTCGAATTTCAATAGAAATACCTTTCCAATCATATTCAGTTTCTAAAAGTGCAGTATTATTTTGGAAGAAAGGTTCCTGTGCTCCTATTTCTAAGTAAAGTCCATTTTTCTTACCATTAAGTAAAGAAAGAATAAACATATCTTGAAATGCTTGAGAATAATTCCTTTCAATTCTTTCTAATCCATCAAATTCAAATCTAAAATCACTATATCTACTTTTATTATATTTAATTTCTTCTTCAGGAACATGCCCACTAGCGTATCCCATCAGTTTTTTTCCTACAATATCATAATATTCTGGAGTAAGTTCATAATTTTCTTTGATTTCTTGAAGAAGTTGTCTGGTTTCTTTTTCCTTACCCCACCACCAAGCAGCAACTGATTTTTCATAGAGAAGTCCATATTTTCCTGGATATTCAACATTAGTTTTTAAAGGTTTACAGTCAAATCTACAATACCTAAGAGCTAAATCAGCATTTAAATAACAATCTTGCCACCAATCTCTTCTTTCAGCAAAACGACTGAGAAGAAAATATGCTTCTGGGCGGTGAGGAAGAAACGCTTGTGCTTGCCACAACATAGATCTTGAACTTCCATCTCTTGTTCCTTGTTTTTCATAACAATAAGATCCGCGAATTAAAGCCTCGTAAGCAAGATCTTCATCTTCTGCTCGCTCAGCACATCTTAGATAATATGAAAGTGCAGGTGCAGTATGACCTTGATTTTCATACCAAACGCCCAATGCAAAATTATGATCTGCATTTTCAGTATCTAAAGAATATTTTGTAAGTAATTCTTCAAATTCACTTTTTGTATACTTTAATTTTACAGTAAATGATTTTTTCACTTTTTCTTTTTTATATGTAATATTTTTCCAATAATTTAAAACAAGATCACTTGCAACTTTATGATTTGTTTTTTGTCCTTTATTCACATCATCATCATTATTTTCAAATGTGGAGATAAATTCAGTGTTCTCAACAAATAAAGGAGCAGTATAAGTCTTACCAGAGAATAAAATATTTTCAATTAAAGGCATTACCTCAGAATTTGGCACCTCAAGATGATAAGTATCATTCCGAATATAAGTATCAATTAAAATTTTAACATAGTCTCTACTAACAATATATGCAGTTGCCGCCCAATCATTCCACTGTCTTTCACGAAGTTCGAAAGTCTCAAAGTCACCACGAATAGTAAGAAGTTGAACACACTCAGCATCTTCTGGAATTTTTTCAATAAATTCTTCCCATGTAAAGTTCCAGTACTGAACAGTTTCTAAACTCAGATCATCCTCACAGAAGAATCCATACTCTTCTTCTGTATTATCATACCATTGCTTAATTGCTTTTAAATGAGAAACACAACAACCTTTAGTACCATCATTCAATTGATAAAGATGTTTTCCAGTTACATTATCATCACATTCAGAAAATCTTTTAGAAATTATAGATCTAATATTAGTAATTCCATAATCATAAAACTGATTTTCAAGACTCAATTGTCTATCTTTACTTTCTTCCAAACTAACATAATTAACTGAAGGAAAGTTCTTCAACTTATCGATAATTGTATCCTCTGCAATATAAATTTGATCATTATGCTTATTAATATTCCAAGTTATTGTACGACCTTTTCGGTTTGAATCATTACTATTTTTTTGAACCAATCGACTCACAACTCCATAATAAGTCTGTGATTCCAATACTTCACCATCATAATATTGGGAAAGATTGGATCGTATTTCTTTTTCATCATTCAAATCATATCTACAATTTTCAATTCTTTTTTTATCAGAATGGGGAATGTGGATAAGTGTATGATCATAAGATATTTTCTTATGAGTTAATCCAATATTTTTAAGTTTGATTTCGATATCACCATCTTCAAATCCATAAGTATCAATCAATTCATTATAACCTTTTGCCTTTAGAAAATTTTCTTTCGAAACATAAAGCATTCCCCTTAGATATCTAAAGTAATAATTAAAACAATTAACATAAACGACAATATCATCAAAGGTATTATTTTTCATATCAATAACACATTCACCATGCTCATTGGGAGCATAATTCAAAGTTGGTGAATCATGAGCACCTGTCACGAAAGAAGTTTCATCAATCTGATAAGATTCGAAGAAATTGTAGTATGGATTAATTATATAATCCGTATCAATTTTCAAAATATAATCACCAGTAACTTGACTTACTGCAAGATTAAGTGGTTGCGCCAGATTAAAATATTTTTTATTGTTAACACGAATCACTTTAATTCTAGGATCTAATTTTGTTATATCATAGATTGGAATATCGGAATCCCAGTCCACAATAATAATTTCTTTAATTTCATCAAAAAGTAACCATGAACTTAAAGAAACTCTAAGAGATTCGATACGATTTTTACATGCACAAATAATTGAAACATTACCATTAGATTTTTTTTCTTTCATATACAAAGCATCTCCCCATACTTCAGTATAATACCATTGTGTTTCTACTCTTTTAAACCCATAAGTAGAAAGAAAATCATCAATCTCTTCTACTCTCGCATTATCTTCATAAACTTCATCACGATTGACTTCACAATAAATGTAGTCAATATTGTGCAATGTTTGTGATGCTCCTTTCAGAACCTCAAGTTCATATCCTTGAACATCAACAACGATCATATTATAATCTTTATAATCATAATCATCAAGTTTCTTCATCTCAACTTCTTCAGTTCCAGAAAAAGAAACTTCTGGATGCGCAGTCAGATGAACCTTAGGAATAAGAATAGAACTACTCTGTGCCTCATTACTACTGATGTTCATTGTAACCTTTCGGTTATCATTTCCAAGAGCGACTTGATGAGCAACAACATTTCCACCAATATTCTTTATTGCCTCACTTAGTACTGAGAAGTTTGAAGACAATGGTTCAAATAAAACAATATTGTCTATATTATGAGACTTATATTTTTGCAACTCCCCACCATAATGTCCACCAATATGAAGGAGTCCAGAAACATTCAAATTATATTTGTCATAGACATAATCAAAATCTAATATCATATTCTTATCTCCTTTTAAAAAATTATTTTATTCATACTATTATACCATCTCTGCAACATAATTTTGATCATCTAATTGAATTATATTCCATTTTGTTTTCGGTTCAACATAATAAGAAGAAAGATTATAAAATGTTTTTATATTAGTATTGATATGTTTTTCAGATAAGACATATTCAACATTCCATTCCAATTCATTTCCACTCAAATTATAAGATAAATTCTGTCTAATTGATTCATTCAAATCTGTATTACAAACATACCCCATAAAATTCAAAAGTCTTTCCTTATTTGAATGTGGGATATGCATAACTGAATAATCTAATTTTAATTTTTTCTTAGTCAATCCATATAATTCCAATCTATTTTCTATTTCCCCATCTTCGCCACCATAATATTCTCCCATATTTTCATTCCAACCACCAACTTCTTTTAGAAACTTTCTTTTAACATAGAGAGTTCCCCTCAAATATTTAAAATACGGTTCAACAGAGACATTATTTGGTTCAAGATCAACATCTCCACAAACAAAAGAAGTCTCATCAACAAAATAAGATTCAAAAAAATTCCAGTATGGATTAAAAACATAATCAGAATCTACCTTTATTACATCTTCTTGAGTGCAAAGTTTTAATGCCAGATTTAATGGTTGTGGTTGATTAAAAAATTGTTGATCATTAACTCTGACTCTTTTAATTCTAGAATCCAAATTGGTAATATCTTTAATTGGTTCATCAGAACTCCAATCAACAATGACAATTTCTTTAATTTCATCACACAATAACCAAGATTGTAATGAAATTAAGAGAGGTTTAATTCTATTTTTGCAGGCACAGATTAGTGAAATACTCATATTAACTTCCAGTTAGATGGACAAATATCTTTTGAATTTAAATCTATATATGGCATCCACTCATTTGTATTATTTAATTTATCTACAGTGTACCATTCTTTTGGAGATATTGTACCTTTACTTTTTGCCAACCAAGATCCCCACCAAGAAAATGTAGAGTTAGCAATAATATGATAATCACACATACTTAAAAGACAAAGATCAACATATTTATTATTATTTTCAGAAAACTTAAACCTAGAATTAGAAAATATTTTTTGATTTTTACACCATTCTATATTATCAGAAAATATAAGAACATCAATTTTATCCGAAAAATAATCTAAAGATTTTTCATAATACTCTAAATCTAAATTTCTTATAAATTCATGATTTATATAATCTGTTCTTCTTATATGCAATCCAATAACTTCACCAGAAAAACATATTGAATCGAAATATTTTTTTGCATCATCTACAATATGATCTTGAAATGTATATTCACTTCTAATTACATCCTCAATGTGTTTAAAATATTTCTCAGTTTGAAAATATCCAAATATATCAGATTCTGATGGACAATTATTAAAAAACTGAACATCAAATCCATGATGAGATGGTGATATTCTTAGAAAATTTGACCTATGATTCAAGTTTTTTTCCAATTCAAATATTTTAAAGCAATCATACAAAAATATATTCCCCATATGATTAGTTGGGAGAGTATAATTGTAATTTTTATGGAAACATATTCCACGAAGAGCTGCATATTGGAACATTTGATTTCCAAGTTGTCCAATATGCCCCAAATAATTTAATGATAAAGTCATATTTTATTCTGAACAAATAAAACCAAAATGTCATCATTAATAAAATTATGAGTCACTTTAAAATTTTTAAAGCAATTTAAAATATTATCTATACTAATATCTGTCCAATCCTCATTTACATTTGTCCCAAATAATCTAAAATCATCTATGAATATAACTCCTTTTTCTGCTCTATAGAATCTATCGATTAAACAACACTCCTCTATAAGAGGAACATCTTTTTCACCTTTAGCAGTGTCCCATGAAGAAAAATGACCATCTAACCAAAAAATGCAGTTATCATATTCATCATGAGATTTTAAAATCTCTGGAAGAACTTTTACAGTATCTCCAAAATGATTTTTAACATTAGTATAATTTCGATCAATTTTTACTTGATTAAAATAATCATAGTAATTTTTACCCAATTCTATTGTATGTAATATCTGAAAAGAATCAATAAGATTTATAATTGTTTGTCCACAAAAAGTCCCAGATTCAATAAAAGTATTATAAGACTTTATATCATCATTTAAGTGATGAAGATCATTAATTATTCTTTGTGTAGTAAGTGATGCCATGATTATGAGAAAATGAATTTTTGAACAAATTTTTGCGATACTCTAAGGAGATAAGCAGCATTATCTTGGAACCCAAAGGTGATTAAATAATCATCACCATATTCACACATACCAACGGCAAATTCAATTTGAGCTTTAAGAAAAGAAAATCTTGGAGAAACCTTGACAATATTCCAATCTTTATCCCAAACAATAAACCTATGACGATATTTACCATCTTTTCTATCTTGTTCACTTTTAAAGAGAAAAGTTTCATGATTAAGTGCTAAACGATATTCTCCAAAAGAAATAACCTGAGATCCTCCACGAAGATCAATACAACCAAGTTCCTTATAATCAACAAGTTTTACAGTTTCTGTCGTACCTTTTCCAATATCATACTTAACAACTTCAGTACCATTAGTCCATTTCACAAAGTGATATGGCATATCAAGAATTGGCATCCAATTCTTTTCACAATAAGATTTATCATCACCAGGAGTTGGAATACGATATTGATTAATCTCTTTTACACCATCCTCAGTAATTTCAATTTCACAAAGTTCCATTCTTCCAGTACCAATCGTATCAAGATCTCTCCTAACACCACAAGTATAAAGTTTTCCATCCCACCTAACAATACGAGCATCTTCCAATCCAACAAATTCCCAAAGTTCTTTATCTGGATGTTTTGAAGTGTCAATGCAATGATACTGTTTAATTCTCATATTTTCATCCATTTCACACATATAATTCCATGTGCGAAGACGAAGATCATTCTCAGGATGAATGTAGATCAATGGACCCCAATGATGCTGAAACTTTTTCTTCTCAGAATGATATAAAGTATAGTTAATATTTCTGAGATTTACAAGAATTCTACCATTATCATTGTAGATAGATGGGTTTGTAATTGCTGGTCCTTGTAACTCAGATGCAGGAATTATAAGTGGATGAATAGATCCACCATTTTCAAGGGCCAGTTTGACAAAGTTATTCATACT